GGTGTATTCCTACCACGGAAAATTCCTAGCGGGGGTTTGTCACCGGGGTTACAGAATCTGCTGTAACCCTTACAAAATTCTCAACAAGCAGCCGACGCGTATCCCCCAAAACCCGCTTCACCACTACAAAACCGGGTCTGTAACCTGAGTTACAGCAGCACTCCAGCCTATGCCAAGCAAGGCGCCGCAGCCGGTGATGCCGGACAAGCTGGAGCGTTGGCCGATTGATCGGCTGGTGCCGTATGAGCGCAACGCTAGGACGCACAGCGCTGCGCAGGTGGCACAAATCGCCGCATCGATTCAGGAGTTTGGGTTTACCAACCCGATTCTGGTTGCGAGTGACGACGGGATTCTGGCGGGCCATGGCCGGCTGGCTGCTGCCAAGCAGTTGGGGTTGGCTGAGGTGCCGGTGGTGGTGCTTGACCACCTGAGCCAGCCGCAGCGGCGGGCGTATGTGTTGGCGGATAACAAGCTGGCGATTAACGCCGGATGGGATGACGAGCTGTTGAAGGTGGAGATTGGTGAGCTGCTATCCGAGTCGATTGATCTGAGCTTGTTGGGCTGGAGCAGTGAGGATCTATCTGATCTGTGGGGTGGAGATGACGAGCCGGAGGATGACGAGCCGGAGCCGTCACCGATGGATCAGGGGATAGCGCTGGCCATTGTGCTGAGCTCGGAGGAGATGATGCAGTGGCGGAAGGCCAAAGCGGAGCTGGGCTACAGCACGGATAAATCTGCGTTTTGGAAACTCGTTACCGACCTGCTCGAAGAGGTGACGGCATGAGAGGCGACGGTATCAGGGCGTATGCGGGTGAGTTTCTGACCAGCCCCGCTGGGTTGGAGCTGAGCATGAACTGGTGCGGTCATGCTTGCACGTACTGCTTTGCCAATCTGTTCAAGCCTGACCGCCGTGCGGATGTTCGCAGCGTGGTGGGTTTGCTGTCGGAATATCGGCAACGGAAGAGTCGAGAGGCCAGGTTGCTGAAAGCCGGCGTGCCGATGCTGGTGAGCAACCATGTGGACCCGTTTGCTGGCACCAATGCGGCGCAGTTCGAGCCGATCTGGGAATTGTGTGTAGAGCTGGGCGTGCAGTTGACGTGGCAGACCCGTGGGGCGCATAAACCGCAGCGGGCGTTTCTTGATCGGGTGATTCGCGAAACGCCGCGGTCTGTCTGGTACATCTCAATTCCGATGTTGGATGACGAGGTGCGGAAGCGGGTTGAGCCATACGCGCCGAGTATTGGCAGCCGGCTGGAGCTGATTGATCAGTTGGTGGCGGCCGGTCACGTGGTGACGGTGGGGGTGAACCCGCTAACGCTGGACTGGATGCCGCAGGTTGAGCCCCTGCTGGATCTGCTGAAAACGAAGGGCGTGTGGGGCGTATGGATACAGGTGCCGTACTTCAGCAAGAGCTTTAAGGGCAACCTGGGCGCCGATGCACGTGAGCGGATTGGAGATGAGTTCATCAAGCGCTGCGGGGAGAAGGGGAACAAATGCGACCTAGCCCATGCTGATGCGACAAAGGCTTACGCAAAGGGCATCGGCCTGCAGGTGTTCTCGACGGACTACGAAGAGCCGACGCAGTTTTTTGATCCGTGGCATGAGGTGTACCGCCGGCCAATGCCGTACTGGCATCAGCTGATCAATTCGATTGATCCTGAGCTGGACGGTGCCGATGATGATGAATACGTGGTGGTGACGCGGGAGTATGCGCAGTCGGTGCTAAGCCCGCTGCCGGAGATGGACTATTCAGAGCCACTGAGGCATAAGCGCGCCAAGCACTACCGAGCGCTGACAGAGCAGTATCCCGGCGGACCACTGCCGAAACAGGACGTGGATGGGTTCTGGCAGATCATGTGGAATGACGAGCTGTTCTGCAAGTCACTGGGGCCGACATCGTTCACCCGGTTTGCGCATGCGTGTGTTCGTGACGGGGACACGATCACTCCATTGCTGGATGGCAACGGCGACCGGTTGATGCTGTATTCGCGTGCGGGGTGGAAGCATCTGTACGCCCAGGTGGAGGGGCTTTCTTAGAATGAAAGCGACTGTATTTGGGCGCTGTAATGGCTGGCTACGGGGGAAGAGCGGGCAGCAGCCGCGGGCGTGGTGGCGGTCGAGCCATCCCTGGCCGCCCTGGTCAGGTGACGGCCGGTGGTCGCGGCAGGCGTCCAGATGCGTTCTCTGGTGTTGTTTCGCAGAACCGGAACACCGGCGGCACGCGAAACCAGGGCAGCTCGATCTATGGCGCTGTCGGGAACAGGGGCAGCCGGGTAAACCCCTTCGGCTGACGGCAGGCCTGGGGGTCATGGCCGGTAAGGCGCCATGAATCTCCAGGCCTACGCCGCACACCGCAAAGCGCAAGGTTTACGCGGCGCTAGCCACGTGGCGGTATTGAAAGCAATTGATACCGGCCGCCTGACCGAGCCGGCTGTTCGCAAGGTCAATGGCCGCTGGCAGATTGATGCACCACTCGCTGATGCGCAGTGGGCAGGGAACACCAACAACATGCCCGACAGCGGGGAGCTGCCGGAGCCGCCCAGCACTCGTCAGCCGCACCCTGCTGATGGTGGGCCATCACTGGCGCAAGCCAAGCGTGCAAAGGCTGTGTATGAAGCTGAGCTCACCCGGCTGGCGCTGCAGCGTGAGAAGAAAGAACTGGTATTGGCTGATGAGGTGCGCCGGGAAGCAAGCCGGTTAGCCCGTCAGGTGCGTGATTTGCTGCTGATGATCCCCGGTCGTAACGCCGCAAAGGTGGCAACGATGCAAGACCAGGAAGCGATCCGCGAGCTGCTGGAGAACGAGATCAATAGCGCATTGCGAGGGCTGGCGAATGAAACAGCCTGACGCGGCAGCGCTCTACCGGCAGGCGTTCATTGAAGCGCTCCAACCACCGCTGGACCTGACGGTAAGCGAGTGGGCCAACCAGAACCGCATCCTGACCCGTCGCAGTAGCTCCGAACCAGGCCAGTGGCGCACCGATCGGGTGCCGTACCTGCGTGAACCGATGGACCTGCTGAGCCCAAAGGAGAAACGAATCCGGCGGGTGGTGTTGCTATTCGGCAGCCAGACCGGCAAGACGGAGGTGGGCCTGAACTGGCTGGGCCGCACGATCGCGCTTGATCCGTCACCGTTCCTGGCAATGTTTCCGACCGAATCGTTTGCGAAACGCCAGATTCGTCAGCGCCTGACGCCGCTGTTTACCGACACTCCGGCGGTGGCAGCGAAGCAGCTCAGCACCAAAAGCAGGGACGCAGCTAATGCCATGTTCCTGAAGGAATTTCAGGGTGACATGCTGGTGAGCATCATCGGCGGCAACAGCGGCAGCGCTGCGCAGGGGATGCCAGCGCAGAACCTCTGGGCTGATGAAGTGTCATCCCTGCCGCTGGAGATGGACGATAAGGGTGATCCGCTGGAGAACGCCGAGGCTCGGCAGACAAACTTCCCGGATCGCAAGGGGCTGATCACCAGCACACCAGGTAGCCGCGGCGCGTGCCGAATCACGTGGGAGTTTGAGACTCGATCAGACCGCCGCAGGTATGCCGTGCTGATGCCCTGCTGCGGAGCGCACGCGATTCTGGAGTGGCAGCACTTCGTATGGGACACCCGCGATGGTGAGGTGTTCTGCCAGTGCCCAGCATGCGGCGAGCGGGTGGAGCAGTATCACAAGACAACGATGCTGGCCGGTGGGATCTGGCAGGCCACGGCCAAGGGTGACGGCGAGACCGCTGGGTTCCACCTGCCCGGCTGGTACGCGCCGTATGGCTGGCTGACGTGGGAGAAGATCCGCGATGAGTTCCTGCGGGCAAAGTCTGACCCGTTGCTGCTAAAAGGCTGGGTCAATAAACGCGCTGCCGAGGCATGGGAAGATGAAAGTCTGGCCAGGGTCACCGCTGACGGCCTGATGGCCAGGGTAGGCGGCTATGACCACGGCACGTGTCCGGCTGAGGTGCTGGCGCTGGTGATGGCCGTTGACGTGCAGGACAGCTGGCTAGAGGTGTCGGTGTGGGGTTACGGCAAGGGTGAGGAGGCCTGGCGGATCTGGCACCAAAAGATCGAAGGTGACCCTGGCATGGATGACGTGTGGGAGCAGGTGACCACGATTCGGGAGATTGCCTGGCCGCGGCAGGGTGGCGGCACGATGCGGGTGCAGTTCTGCGCAGTGGATACGGGCGGCCATTACACCGGCGAGGCGTATGAATACTGCCGGCAGTACAGCCGCGATGGGGTGGTGGCGATTAAGGGCAGCAGTAACCGTGGATCACCGGTGCTGGGCAAGCCGTCCAAGCAGGATGTGACGTTCCGCGGCCGCACGATCAAGAACGGCATCACCCTGTATTTGGTCGGCACGCACGCGCTGAAGCGGACGATCTACAGCCGGCTGAAAATCGATGAGCCTGGGCCTGGGTGCATCCACTTCGACAACGCCACGACGGAACAGTATCTGCAGGGGTTGACGTGCGAGCGGTTGCAGCCGCGATACGTGAAAGGTTTTCAGGTGCTGGAGTGGGTGAAGCCAAGCGGCGCGAGGAATGAACCGCTCGACCTGAAGGTGTACTGCCTGGCGATGCTGGAGCTGCTGAAACGCAGATACAACCGGGCAACGATGTGGGAGCAGCTCGCCGCCCAACACTCCGGCCCCGTTGCGCCGGCAGTGGTAGAGCGGAAGAAAGGAAGCTGGCTGAGCCGTTGATCCGTAGCCTGCCCTTAGGAGGTACGCCATGGCTTACACGCAGCAGCAGCTGGCTGATCTTGAGGCTGCGATTGCCGAAGGCGTCACCAGCGTCAGCAGTAACGGCAGACAGGTTTCGTATCGGAATCTTGGCGATATGCTCAAGCTGCGCGATCTGATGGCGCAGGAGCTTGGCGTTACTGGTGCAGGCCGCCAGCGGCGTTACGTGTCATTCAAGAGGGATTGAGATGGCGCGCAAGCCGACCCGCGATCAGCTGGAGCTGGCGCTGAAGGATGCACAGAAGCAGCTTGCGGTGACGCACCTGCGGGCGTTTGAGTCGGCCAAGGAATCACGGCGTACTGAGAACTGGTATACGCGCAACGGTGGGCCGAACGCCGACATCCGCACCGCCTGGCGGCTGTTGACACGGCGGCATCAGGACCTGGTGGATTCCAACCCGTGGGCGAATCGTGCCGTGCGGGTGATCACGAACAACTGGGTCGGTGATGGGATTATCGGCAGCCCGCAAGGCGGCAGCCGAAGGTACGCGGACGCCTGGAATGACTGGGCGGACAGCGTGGAATGTGATTTCAACGGCAAGCTGAACTGGTATGGCCTGCAGGCGTTGATTGCCCGCACTACTGCCGTCAGGGGATCGTGCTTGATCCGGCGGCGGTTTGATCTGTCCATGCAAGACCGTGGACTGGTGGGGCTGCAGCTTCAGGTGCTGGAACCTGACTTCCTGGACTTCAGTAAAGACGATGGCAGCCGGATCAAGTTCGGGCAGCAGTATGACCGCGACGGCCGGCTGGAAGGGTACTGGATTCGGCAGACGCACCCTGGCGAGACGGAATGGAACGGCGTACGGATCAGCTCGGAGTTTGTGCCAGCGTCGGAGATCATCCACACGTATGAGGTGAACCGTCCTGGGCAGGCCATCGGCGTACCGTTTGGCTCGGCGGTGTTGCTGCACCTGCGGGATATTGACGACATCACTCAGGCGATGCTGCTAAAGACGAAGATTGCAGCATGCTTTACGGCGTTCGTGTACTCCAATGAGCCAAGCGATCTGGCGACGACAACGGCGCTGACTGAAACGCTAGAGCCTGGCGCGATTGAGATACTGCCGGATGGTAAGCAGATTAGCTTCAGCAACCCACCACAAAGCCCCGATTATGTTTCGCATCAGAAGCATCATCTTCATGCTGTCGCGGCGGGTTACGGCCTAACGTTTGAAGCGCTGACCGGTATTTTGTCAGACGTGAACTTCAGTTCTGCCCGCATGGGCTGGCTTGAATTTCACCGGCAGATCGCGACATGGCGTTGGAATCTGATGATTCCGCAGGTACTGGACCCTGTGCATCGATGGTTCAACGACGTGGCCAGGGTTGCTCAGATTCGTGGCCCGCGGCGAATGATCTGGACGCCACCGCGCCGCGAGCTCGTGGACCCGGCAAAGGAGATCGGCGCGTTGATCGAGGGGGTGAAGGCTGGATTCTTCAGCCTGTCCGAGATCCAGCGGTCGCTGGGTTATATCCCGGCTGAGGTGATGGACGAACTGGGCCAGGACGTTGCTACGGCCAGGGAGAAGGGGCTGATGCTGAGCGTTGACGGGATGAGCAGCGCTGGCCGTTCTGCTGCGCCTGATGATGGTAAGGAGCCGGAAGCTCAGCCTGACGACTGAACGGCGTCCATAGGCTGTGAAGCATGGACCATCAACAGATCCAACGGATGGCGCTGCTGGCGCCGAACTCGTGGAACGAGGAAACTCGGACCGCGACGATCGTTATCAGCACTGACGCCGACGTTGGTGATGGCTTCCAGCTGCTCCACACCAACGAAGCAATCCGGTGGCCTAAGCGGCCGCTGCCGATGGATTACGACCACAAGCGCAGTTCAGACACGATCTGGGGCGCGGTCACCAATCTCTCCCTGCAGCGGAATGAGCAAGGCGTCACCGAACTGATTGGAGAGGTGGTGGTGGACGGCCCAGCCGCCGCGATGGACATTGCTCTGCCGCGGCTGCGTACTGGTTCAGCTCGATTTTCTGTTGATGCTCGGATTTACCGGCATCGCGAGGATCGCGCCACCAGCATGCTCGTCGCCACCGATTGGGAGCCGAATCTGGTTTCCCTGGTGCCGATCGGGCAGGACACGCATGCCGTTATGCGCGGCGACCAACTGCAAACGATCAATCCCGCTGATCACCCCATGACCGAAGACCTCACCAAGGCCGGGGGTGACCCGGCGCCTATCGACGCGCAACGCAGCGCCGATCCATCCCCCGCCCCCGTGGCCGCTGCAGATACCGAACTGCAACGCACTGCTGCCGAGCTCCGCCGTGAGCGCGACCTGCTCCGTCTCGGCCAAGACGCTGGCCTGACTGTTGAGCAGACCGACGAGCTGATCCGCTCGGGCAAGACCGTTATGGAGTGCAGCCGCGATGCGCTGCGCATCATGAAGTCTCGCCTTGAAGGTGACGCCGTGATCGGTCATCCCGCCCGTGTTGAGGTGACCCGCGACGCTGGTGACACTCTGCTCCGTGGCATCGGCCTGGGTCTCGAGGCCCGCATCCGGCCTGGTGTTCTCAAGGGTGAAGACGCCGAGCTGGGCCGCGAATTCCGCAGCTACACCCTGCTGGAGCTGACCCGTCAGTATCTGGATTCCCGCGGCGTCAACACCCGTGGGATGAGCAAGAGCGAACTGGTGACCCGTGGTTTCCACTCCACCAGTGATTTTCCCTTGCTATTCAGTAATTTGGCCGGCAAGACGCTGGATGCGGCCTACATGGAGGAGCCGCACACCTGGCGGCCGATCGCACGTCAGCGGAACCTGCCAGATTTTAAGTCTGCAAACGACTTGATTATCGCTGGCTCGCTCACCCCTGAGGCACTGCTGGAGGGTGGAGAGTACAAGGCTGGAACCCTGGTGGAAGGTCAGCACACCTGGAAGCTGGCAACTTACGCCCGCAAGGTGACCCTGACCCGGCAGGCCATCATCAACGATGACCTGTCTGCGATGGAGCGCGTGCCTGAGATGCTCGGTCGCGGTTTCCGCCGGCTGGAGAGCAACATCATCTGGGCGCTGATCACCGGCAACGCTGCCACCAGCGTGGACAACCTGTCGCTGTTCAATGCAGCGCATAACAACAGCTCGGCGCAGAGCATCACCACGACCGGCTTCAATGCTGCTCGCAAGCTGATGCGTAAGCAGACCGATCTGGCGGGGAACACCATCAACCTGACCCCGAGCTACATGATGGTGCCTACCGATCTGGAGGCTACCGCGCAGCAGTTCCTGTTCCCGACAGGATTTGCACCTGCTGCTCGGACTGGTGATGCCGGCCCTGTGAGTGTGCAGACCGCTGGTATTGAGCTGATTGTTGAGCCACGGCTTGATGGGTCGGCTACTACCTGGTATCTGGCTGCATCGCCTGGTTCGGTTGAGGGGATCGTCTACGGCTATCTGGCCGGCGAGGAAGGCCCCACGGTGACGACCACTGAGAAGCGCGACCCTGACGGGGTTGAGCTCCTGGCCCGCTTCGACTTCGGTGCAGCGGTCAAGGACTATCGCGGCTTCTTCCGCGCTGCTGCGGCTTCCTGATCCTTATCTCCGGAGATCATTCCAATGAAGAACTACATCCAAGACGGCGACACGATCACGGTGACAGCGCCTGAAGCTGTTGCCTCTGGTGACTTTGTGCAGGTGGGCCGCATCCGTGGCATTGCGGTGGCGGATGCGGCCAGTGGTGCTCAGGTTGAGCTGAAGACCACTGGTGTGTTTGAGATTCCCAAGTCTGGCACTGAAGAGTTCGCGTCGGTAGGCCTGCCGGTCTACTGCGTGCTCTCGGGCAACGGCGTGAAGACCGTTACCACGGCTTCGACCACTGCGAATGTGCTGGTCGGGATCAATCTGGCAACGTCTGGCGCTGTGGCTGGGAATCTGCTGGTGAAGCTGATGCCATCGGCTTCTAACCAGACGGCTACTGCTGTGACCTGATCAACAACCCTGGCCCCGGGCAACCGGGGCTTTCAACTATTGCATTGAGACGACCATGGGCGCGGCGATCGGATTTGTAGGAGCGGACGGCCAAGGCCGGACTGTGAGTCCGACTGACCCGTTGCCCGTGGATAACGCTGGCGGAAGCCTGACGGTTGACGGGAAGGCTTACCGCGCAGCAGTAACGATCACCCGCCCCAGCAACACGACGGCCTATACCGCTGGTGACGTGGTGGGTGATACCGGCGGCAGTGCGATCATCACGCTGCCAAGTATCGGTCCCAGCGGTGGCTACGTGCTGGTGCAGAGTGTATCGCTGGTGTTTAGCGATGCTGCAGTGATCAGCGGCATGGCTGCGTTCAGGCTGCACTTTTACTCTGCCAGTCCGACTGCCATCGCAGATAACGCGGCGTTTGATTTGGTGAGCGGTGATCGTGGAGCGTATATGGGTTTTGTGGATATTCCTGCTCCGCAGGATATGGGTAGCAGTTTGTTTACGCAGGCGGACTATTCTGGCCGACTGATCAAATTGGCAGCTGCTAGCACGACATTATATGCCGAGCTGGAAACGCGCGGCGCGTATACGCCGGCATCAGCAAGCACGATTGAGGTGCGTGTAGCGATGCTGGAGGCAGGTTTGTAATGCGTGGCTCTGCAGCGTTCAGGGCTGCTGTAGCGCCTGGCGGTGTGTTGGCAGGCCCGTGGGTGAGGAATGAGCTGTGGCGGCGTGCGCGTGCAGTGCCATCGCTGGATCTGCGGTTTGCTGAGTCGAAGTCGCTGGTTGATTCTGTCAGCGGTCAGAACCTGATCACGTTCACCAGGGCCAGCACCAAGATGGTGACAAACAGCCAGGGTGTGCTGGAAAGCGTCGGCATTGATGTACCGGCCTTCGACCACAACCCGCTAACGGGCGAGTGCCTGGGGTTGTTGCCTGAGGAGCAGCGGCAGAATTTGCTCACATGGAGTGAGGAGTTTGATAATGCTGCGTGGACGCCACTTGGGATTCTCGCCTTTGGAAGTGGCTCAACTGCAAACGCTACTGCAGCTCCAAATGGAACCACAACAGCCGATCTGCTTACTGAAGATACCAGCACAGGTGAGCACAGAGTTAGTACAGGTTCAGTTGTATGGGTAGGCAGTACGACTTACACCTTCAGCATATTTGCCAAGTCTAACGGGAGAGCGCGACTTGACTTTTTTGGGGTCGGTGGCGGCAACTTCACTGGTGGCAGAGAAGCAGACTTTAACCTTGCTACCGGCACTGTAACTAGCACTGATGGTGCAACTGCGTCTATTCAGACCTTTGCAAATGGATGGTATAGGCTGAGAATGACATTTGTTACCTCCGCTGCTCCATCAGCAAGTAACATCTTTATCAGGTTCAGTGATGCGTTAGGCAATTTTTCTTACACTGGCGATGGCACCTCCGGCATCTACCTCTGGGGCGCCCAGCTCGAAGCCGGCGCGTTCCCCACCAGTTACATCCCCACCACCGGCACCGCCGCGACGCGCACGGCTGATGTGGTGTCGATAAGCGGGACTAATTTCAGTTCGTGGTATCGGCAGGATGAGGGCTGCGTCTTTGCAGACTGGCTTTCTACAGGGGCTAGTGGGTTCAATACAGTTTACAACTTTAACGCTGGTGCTTTCATCCAAAACATAGTTGAGGCCTACCGAACCAATAACGAAATTTCCGTTACTGGGCGAATTAGGGATGCCAGTGGAAGCAGCGATACAATCAACGTCTCCGTAGCCAGTTGGACCAACACCCGACATAAAGCCGCTCACGGCATTGCGCTAAACAATGCTGCTTTTTGCCTGAATGGTGGAACAGTGGGAACAGATACAGTCGTAAATCTGCCGACCCCTACAGCGCTGAACATTGGCGCAGATCAAGCATTTAATGCAACAAAGTTTCTATCTGGTACCATCCGCCGCCTCACCTTCTGGCCAACCCGCCTCCCCAACTCCACGCTGCAATCCATAACCCAATAGCCATGTACTGTTTCCGCTTCACATCCCGCCAACAGTTCCGCACCCTAGCTGCAGCGCAGGGGTTGATTGATGCTGACGGCAACCTGATCACCAGCAGCCACACCCACGCCATTGATGAAATCGGCGTCATCTACCAAGGCGGCGAGTATGGCCCTGATGGTGAAGTCATCACCCCACCGACTGCTCTGACCGGCTGGCACGTCAATACCTTAGGCCTCGCCCCTGAAGCATGGGATCAGTACCTTGTGGTGGTGAACTCTCCCAGCCGGATCTTCGCTGGTGGTGCTACTCAGGCACCTGATGATGCAACCCTGGAGGAGATGCTCGCATGACCAACCCGTATATCCGCGCAGCCAAGAAACACCCGAAGGTGAAGCAGCAGGCTGCTGAACGCATGGGCAAACGACCCGGCAAACCCGAGCCGCCCAAGGGCAAAGCCAAACCGTGAGCCTGATTGAGCGCGAACTGGTCAACCACACCAAGTCGTTCCTCGGCAAGAACGACGTGCTGACGTATGGCTTCGCCAAGGGCAGCTACACGCCGCTCTACCGCGACTACATGAAGGGCATCATTGCCGAGGTAGATGACCGGCTGACCGGGATCAAGTTCAAACGGGTCAAACCACGCGATGCTGACCTGATCATCAATCATGGCGAGCTGGCACCTGGCACTTCCGGTAGTGCAGTATGGGATTCGCAAGGCTGGGAGATCCGCATGCCTGGTGGCAGCAGCTTCTCCACCACCGTCTTCCGCCACGAACTCGGCCACGTGCTCGGCCTGGGTCATGCACCGCTCGGCGCCAACAGCCTGATGCAGCCTCAGATGAACGGCATCTACGACTTCACCGGCAAGGACTGGCGGGCGCTGGAGTCGATCTGGTAGCCATACCCTGAAGCATGACCACCTCCTGGACCCGGCTACATACGCGCATGTGGGGCACGACGTCCAAGCTGTTGGGTCGCGTGCCGGTGGTGGCTGGTGCCGTCAGCACTACCGGGATCTTCGATGAAAAGTCCGAGCTGGTGCTGGATGAAAACGTGGTCAGCGTAGAGAACGCGCTGACGGTGCTCTACTCCGAGCTGGGTCACCTGCGCTACGGCGACAGCATCACGGTGAACAGCGTGGCGTACAAAGTGCGCCATGAGCCGATGCGTATGGCTGATGGCCTGCTCTGCGTCATCTCGCTGGAGAAAGTGTGACCACCAAACGCGAACAGATCCTCGCGGCAGTCGCCACCACGCTGGCCGCCACCAGTGGGGCTACAGGCCGTGTATACCGCTCCAGACAAGAAGCGTTCAGCCGCAACGAATCGCCAGCGGTGGTGATCGAACCTGGCCCTGAGTCGATCGCAGCGGAGCCTGTCAGCACCTGCAAGATTGACCACACCATGACGCTGGTGGTGGCGGTGTATGCCCGCGGCACAATCCCTGATCAGGTCGCTGATCCGGTGGTGCAGTCTGTCCACAGCTTGCTAATGGCTGATCGCAGCATTGATGGGCTGGTGATGGACATCTGGCCGCAGGGCCGTGATCCGCAGTTTGAGAAGGGCGACCTGGCTGCCGTGTGGGAAGTGCTCACGTACCGGGTGCGGTATCGGACGAGTGTTACCGATCTGGGTTCATAGGCTGAGGTTGTGGAATCACAGCCCCAATGGCACGATCCAAACCTGAACCTGATCCTCGTCCGATGGATGGCGGCAGCTATCTGCTGGATGAAGCAACCGGGAAATGGATTGAGCAGTGCGTCAAGCCTGCGGAGTGCGTGATGCCAGAACCTGTCCCTGCTTCGAGCAATGACGAAATCGACGCATAAGCGCCTACTGCTCGCTGCTGTAGAGCAGACCTATGGCACGTTTGAGACGATCGCCGGCACTGACGCAATCCTGGTAAGCAGCTTGGATTGCCAGCCGCTGGACCCTGGCCTGGTGGATCGCGAGCTGGTGCTCCCGTACTTTGGCAACCGTCCGAAGATCATCGGCCAACGGGTCGGCACTGTCACCTTTGACGTTGAGCTGGCCGGTTCTGGCACTGCTGGTACAGCACCGGCATGGGGGAAGCTGCTGCGCGCTTGCGGGTTTGGCGAGACGATCGTGGCCAACACGTCGGTGACGTACGCCCCGGCGATGACCAGCATCGCTGGGATCTCGTTCGACTTCAACAACGATGGCAACCGCCACCGGCTAGCCGGCTGCCGCGGTAACGCCACGTTCAACCTGGCAGTCGGTGAGATCCCACGGATCAGTTTTGAATTCTTCGGGATCTACGTGGCTGCTGGCGTTGAAGCGCAGCTGACCCCGACGTTTGCTGATCAGGTGGCACCGGTGGTGGTGAACAGCGCGAACACCACCAACGTGAACGTGCTGGGGTTGACCACAGCTTGTATGGAGTCGTTCAACCTGAACCTGGGTAACGAGATCCCGCTCCGGCAGCTGGCCGGCTGCAGCGCGCAGTAT